TGCCGAACTTGTACTTGAGGTTGGCGTGCCTGTCGAATATCATCAGCGAGCTCTTCCCCTTCAGGTAGCCCATGACGCTCGCGACGCTGTACTTCGGCGGGATCGCCAGCAGCACGTGCACGTGGTCGGGCATCAGGTGCCCCTCGATTATCTCGATCCCCTTGTACTCGCACAGCTTCCTGAGGATCTCCCCTATGTCGCTCCTGATTTGGTTGTAGATCACTTTGCGCCTATACTTCGGCGTGAACACGATGTGGTACTTGCACATCCACTTCGTGTGGGAAAGGCTGTAGGCCTTCTGGGCCATGGCGACCACCCCTTCGACTCGAATTCTTGACGGCCTGAACAATCGTCAATATCGGTCGGAGGGGTGGCTTTGTAAAGCCGTTTGTCTCCACCCGCGTAGCGGGTGGTTTAAAGCTGGCCGCTGCGCGGCCAGCGGACTAAAGTCTTGAATAAAAAAGGCCCCATTTCTGGGGCCTTCTCCTACCTTACGAAAAGCGCCTTGTACTCCTCAACCTTATCCAGAAGGAACCACGTTGCCACGTCGTAATCCTCCTTGTCGGATTCCGTCATGTCACCGACCTTTCCGCTCCAATGGAACCATGAGCCTTCGTAAAGAAGAACCTCATCGTCGGGCTGGAAGTCAGTATCGAAGATTGTGTTTGCCATTTGGGGTTCCTTTCTCTCTTTTTCCCCTATTGCGGTTACTAGTATATACCTATACCGAGCAGTCGCAAGCGAGAATCCGAAACTTTTTTGCCCATATATGGGTGCGGCCCGCAAGGTCGGGACTTGCGGGCCGCTAGAGAAAGGAGCACCGACATAGGTGCGGCTACATTCTACCACGGAGGAACCTGCGGATCTGCTTGGCTGGGCTTGTTCTCTCGTAGTGCATCCGTCTCGCTATCGTCTCCCAGCTCTTCCCTTCGAGGAACCTCATGACCGCTATCGCCCTGACCCTCGCGTCTGGCACCGTCGCTATGAAGGCCATGACCTCCAGCCTTGCGGCTTCGACCGCCCGCGCCTGAGCGTCAATCGCCCTCAGCACGTCCTCGCTGCTCTCTTCGGCTGCAACCCTGCGGAGTGCGTCCAGCTCCGCCTTGAGATGCACGGCTTGCGAAAGCTCGCGCTCCGTCACAGCCCGAGAAGCTCCTTGGCTGCCGCAGTCCTCGCAGCGTAGTCCGAACGTCGGCGGTCTTGCCCATTGAAGGCCACGGGGACGCACATGTCCATGATGCGGCTGTAGATTCGCTGCTCTCCGATTCCGTCGGCACCCATGAGGTCGCGTGGGTTGATGTTCGTCGTTACTATCAGGGGAAGCTTCGAGCGGTATCGCGCGTCTATCACGGCTGTGACCTGCTCCGCCATGTACTCGGTCTTTCTCTCGGTGGCGAAGTCATCGATTATCAGAAGGTCGAACTTCTGAAGGCTGTCGATGTACTCCTGCTTCCCCGAGAACCCGCTTGACAACTTGTTGACTATCCGCTGGAAGTTGGTCATAAGGCACGGCGTGCCGCTCTCAATGAGTGCGTTCGCTATGCACGCGGCCGCGAAGCTCTTCCCGCTGCCGACGTTTCCGTAGAGCATGAGGCCCGTGCCGTTCTCCAGCATCTGCGGGAACTTCTCGACGTAGCGCTTCATCGCAGCCATCGTCTTCGAATCCTTGCCGTCATCGTTGGCGAACGTCCAGTCACGCATCTCTGAGTCAGGGAAGCCGGTGCGGCGCATCCTGTCAACGCGCTGCATCCTCTCGCGCGTGCGCTCGTCCTCCTTCCTGCGCTCCTCCTCCTCGACCTCACACTTGCACATGCAATACGGCTTGAGTACCCTGCCGCCGCACTCAATCTCGCACTGCTTCGGAGTGTGGCACTTCCCGCAGTAGAGAAGGCCGTCCTTGATGTAGTCGCCCTCCTGCGGTTTGTGGTTCTGGACTGCCGCCTTGGCAAGCCCCTCGATGATTCCGCTTGTATCCATATCCGTTTCCCTCCTTAATTGCTTAATTGCTTAATTGCTCTTCGTGCTCTTCGGCGCGTACTTGCCGAGTCCTAGAACCTTGTCGACCTCTTCGTCGCCGGTGCTCTGGTAGTAGTAGTCGGCGTCAATCTTTTTGTTGAAGCCGCTCGTCGTTTCACGTGAAACGGCGTCCCTCTTTGCGTCCCTGTCGCGTCGCGCCCAGTTCCGAATCGTTGCCAGGTGGTTCTTATAGGACTTGCCAGTTGATGCCATGTAGGCGCTGAGCCGTTCGATTCTCTCTTCCCACTCCGTTGGGAACTCGTCCTTGAGCTTCTCAAGGTCCGTGTCACTGAGAAGGACGTTTTCGTACTCCCCGTACTTGTGGCGCGTCTCCTTCTTCTTAGTATTTGATTCTTTAGTATTTGATTTATCAGTACTTGATTCTTTAGTACTTAATTGTCGGACGTTTTCTACCCCTAGATTTTCAAGCCCTAGGTTTTCTACTCCTTGTTTTTCTACCAATTGTTTTTCCGTCTGGGCTTTCTCGAAAATGTCATAGACGTATTCGATTCGCCCTGATTCAGTCTCGTTCGGCATCTTCTTAGTAACCACCAGATACCCGCACGATTTAAGCTCGTTAAGGGTGCTTTTGACAGCCGTCTCGCTTTCCTTGCATATAGCGACAAGACCGCTGATTGAATAGTCCCACGTGTCGGGAAGCGATAGCATGACAGAAAGAAGGCCTTTCGCCTTTAGCGACAAGCGCTTGTCCTTCAGATGCTCGTTGCTCATGACCGTGTAATTCTTTGTTTTGTTCACACGTATGACGCTCATTTTTACACCCCATATGAGAAAGCCCCGTCACAGGTTGCGGCTGTAACGGGGCTTTCTATTTTCATTCCGTGAAGGATTGAAAAGCTATGTCATTTGCAAGGCCGCAACCCTCGCGTTCTTAAATTATAGCATCAGGATTCCTCGATGTTGATGTGATTCAGGTATGCCATAAGCTTCTTTTTCAGGAGATACTCGCGAGTTTTGGCCCCCTTAGTGTCTTCGACTACCTGCTTTCCGTCGCGGTAGTAGACGAAGTCTGCCACGTACTTCATCCCGCGATACTTCACCCCGTCGCATTCGAAACTCGGCAAAAGCTCGAACGGAACCTGAATGCGCAAGTCCTGAATCTCGCCAGCTTCCGCCATATCTCTGAGCTTGGTATACCGCTTGGCTTCCTTGGCGCTGTCGAACTCGATGCCGTCTATCTCGGTCTTTTTAGCGTGGTACTTACTTCCCCGTGCTGCCATTGCCTTCACCCTTCCCGAAGCTGTATCTTGCGTACCTTGTGGGCTGTCCGAAGCGGTTCTTGCTGCGCTCCCGCTCCGTGTGTATGTCGTGGCCGTCCTCCTTAAGCTCGAAGATGACCGCCGCGAGCCTTGTGACTCCCAAGTCCTTGAAAGCGTCCAGCGGCGTGATGCTGCCGAACTCCCTGATGTAGTCGAGAACCATCTTCTTTTGGCTCACCATCGTTGCCCCCTCTCTCTATGCGTAGTTACGCCCGAATATGCTTATAAATTCATCAATTGTCCATCCGTAGTGCTCCATCGCCCTCTGCTGCGAGACCTCTTGCAGGTACTTCTCGAACGGTCTGTTGAAGTGCACCGCATAGTCGCTCATGTTGTGGGCTTCGGGCGGCAGGAAGACATACAGACCAAGCTCGATTGACTTCTTGCGGTTCGGGCCGTGGAAGACCTCGTGCCGCACGAGCCACGGCTCACGCTCGTCGTACCAGCGAATCAAGACCCCGTGACGCTCGTCGTACCATTCGCCGCACCCGAGAATGCTGTGCTCCTTCATCCCTCGCCATCCACGTACCTCAGCCGTGCGATTTCCTCGCGGGTGAGAACCGGGATGCCCTGCGCCTCGCATTCCTCACGCGCCCCGTCGATGAGCCGCGAGAACTCCGCCGAATCCATGTGCGATGAACCCTTGTAGACGCGGTAATGAGTGAACTCGCGCCCGCCAGCGAATCCAGTGCCGATTTCCTCGAAGTAGCGAAAATACCCGGACACGTCGATGTCGGAACGGACGCTCACGACCTCGAACGGCGCGTGCTCCTTCAGCATGCGAAAGTGAAGCTCCGAGGTCGGTATCTTCAGCACTCTGCCGAGCTGGTTGACCATCGACCAATAGTAGGCGTTCTGTGTCAGCGTGCGCTTGCGCTTGCGCTCCTTGATTTCGTAAAGCCGCTCGCCCTTCGGCTGCTCGAAAAGCCAATGGATTATTTCCTCGGCTGTTCCAATCGTGCTGCCAATCATCCCGCGTCACCTCATTTCCCGTATCAATTTAGTTATTGGAGCCTTTTCCACTTGAACCCAGCGCACTTTTTCCCGTTTAGAGAAGCAACGCATAAACTGCTGTGCGCTCTTCCTACGCTGTCTGCGGCTTCTTTTATACTGTCGAATATTTCGATAATCGAGCCGTCATCTGACATCTTTGCTATGCGAACACTTCTTGGAAATGCCTTTAGCCCCTCGCTTTTCCTACGCTCCCCGTCGAGTCTTCTATGGCATGGAGTACATGCCCAGATAACATCGAGCGGCTTCATGTAGTCATCGTGGTGCGCTTCTATCCTTCTAACGCTTCCAGATATGCCGCAGACGCTGCACTTGTCAGGGCGTTTTAACACGCCTGCCGCAATTGCCGCTTCCGTTACCTTGTGCGCGTTGTATTCCGTTGGATTCTTCCGAAACGTTGATAGTCTTGTCTTAAACACGTTCTCGGGATTGGCAGAGCGGTATGCGGCAACGCTCTTCTTGAACGTTTCTTTATTCGCCGCATACCGCTCGTGATTGTAGGCAGAGAAACAGCTCCTGCACCTATCTTGCCTGCATACGCCTTTTTAATCAAAAAGGCAAATCAGCTGCGTCGTAGAACTCGGGCTGCGGGGCCTCGGCGTAGGCCTGCCGGGCGTTCCACTGCGGCTCGGGCTGCGCCTGCTGCTGCGGCTGATAGCCCTGCTGCTGGGGCTTGCGGTTCTGCATCAGCTCGATTTCCTGCGCGATGATATCGACCTTGGAATGCTTCTGGCCGTCCTTCTCCCAGCTCGAATAGTGGAGCTTGCCCGCGATTGCGACCTTCATGCCCTTGGTGAGGATATCGCTCAGGGCCGTGGCGCGGTTGCCGAAGGTGACGCACTCGAAGAAGTTGGGAACGTCCTCCCACTGCCCCGAAGCGTTCTTGCGTCGGTCGTTGACCGCAATGCCGAAGCTCAGGACTGCCGTGCCGCCCTGCGTCGCTCGAAGCTCCGGGTCGCGCGTGAGGTTGCCCGCGATTGAAACGTGGTTGATGCTCATTATTCGACGCCCCCCTTGTCGTTCAGCTCTTCGAGCTTCTTGTCGTATGCGTCCCCCATGACGTGACGGAAAACGGCGCTGGTGGTCGCATCGTTCCATGTGAGATATTTCCCTGACCAATCGGTGCTCGCCCTGTTGAGCAGGACGTCCTTGACCATCTCAAGGTCGAATTTCGCCTTCAGCAGATTCTTGTATTCAGTGTTCGTGATTTGAACTGTGTTCTCCATTTTCATCGTTCCTCTCTATTTGTCGGTTGCGAAGACGAAAGCCCTGCAACCCTTTGTGTCGTTGTAGATGCTCAGCCCGGTAATCTGACCGCTCTCGATGCGAACCTTCTCGCAGCGGAAATTGTCATAGCATTGCATGCGCCCGTTCTTGCCCTGCTTGATGTTGCACTTATCGGCGGGAACCCAGATAAACGGAGCCGTGTAAAGCTCGCGCCCGATTCCGAGCATGAAGCCAGCCCTCTTAACCATGTGTTCACGTCGGCTCGCTAGTTCCGACGCCGCCCGTTTGGGCAGCTGCATGTTTCCATGCAGAGCAGACCATATCATCATGTTTCCATGCCCCCCGCTTCCACCCGCTTGGGTGTACTCTTTACAGATGGTCGTTGAACGTTCCCATTTCTGGGCTTCGCTGCTGATTGCCCTCGTCTTTACGTTAGGGTGTTCCAGCAATTCAAGGGGTTTTAGACGCACCTAAGACACCTTTCCAATAACCCTGTATCCGCCAGCCCTGTTACCTTTTGTAATGGTCGCATGAAGGTTGCCGGAGTTTATCCCGTGCTCCCTAGCGAATCTATCCAAGTTGCTCACCTTTACAACCTCACCGCTTGGATATTCGACGAGATATGTCTTTCCCTGTAAGGTCATACGGTGTTCTTTCGATTCGCGTAGCACTTGCGCATACCATTCCCCGCTTACAAGGCGCTCCTTTTCGTCTTCGCTCATTGCTTCCCATTCATCCATGTGGCGCAGTATGTATCTTCCACGGTGAACTAAAGGCTTTCTCATAGCAGTACCTATGAGTGTCTTATACGCTGTTCCGTGCGAATCGCTCCAACCATGCACGTTTGAAACGCTCTCGTACGTTTTGTTCTGCATGTCAACAACGACGTACTCTTTAGAAGAAGGGTTCTTTTCTCCCTTCATGCCTTTCCTGCTGCAGTGGTCAGAGTAGTTGTCATTGAGCACTAGGACACCCGTACCATTTACTGATTTGACCTCTTCGCGCTCCCCAACTAGGGCATCATGCCTGTTCTCAAACTCGGCTATTACCTTAAAGTCATCAACGGTCAGCTTTATGCACGACTGGTCAAGAAACCTACCGAAGAAGCCTCTTCCATTTGCAGCGTTGCCGTTGTGCTGGTCTTTCCTTCTCCTGATGTTGTTGGTACAGCCTATATACACTGCGTTGTGCGATGGGAACTCGACCTTGTAAACGTAGTACATTTTTACCTCCTTCCATCGCTAGCTAAGTAGTATGCTTGTTCGGTTAATTAGTAAAGGCGGTTCATAAGATTAGTTAATGCGTCGCTTGCCCTGCCCTTCTCGGCTTCCATGTTGGAAGGCGTGCCGTTCGACTGCTTGGCAACCCACTGGGATTTTTCCGCATCCCAGATTTCGATTGTGCAGAACAGCTCGCCGTTGATGCTCTGGTAGCTGTCGCGCCACCCCGTCATGCCAAAAGTCTCGTCCAGAATGCGCATATCGCAGCGGCTGTCCTTATACAGCAGAAGAGCCACGCCCTTTTGGCTGCATTGCGCCACGCGCGTCTCGATTTCGTCTGCCCTCAGCTCACGCATGTCACTTCACCTGAAGGCTCTCGTTGGTGACGATTTCGGCGTGCTTGATTCTGCGCCCGTCAGCAAGAGCAGCCTTGATTGCCTTGCGGTCCGGCGTAGGCTCCTTGAACGTCAGCAAATCGCAGGCGTTCTCACGTGCCCAGCCGATGAAGGAATCATCGAGCTGAACGCTCTTGGCCTTGCGGTAGCTGCAACGCAACTTGGGCGATTCGAACTTCTCGCCCTTCAGCGCGTAAACCAGAAGGGCCTTGATGCGCTCGGCCTTGTTCTCCACCGCCTTGCGGCGTTGCGCGAGGTTCGCTTCCTCGTCCTTCATCGCCTTCGCTTCGGCCACGAGGTTCTTGTAGAAGCAGCCGATGTTCTCGACTTTCTGCGTGCGCTCCATCTGAAGCTCGTCGAAGCGCTTCTCGTCCTCGATTTCGCCCGTCTCCATATCGACCAGCGATAGGATGGAATCGTCGATTTCGTAAATGCTCATACCCATGTCGTTGCCCCTTTCTCTTTGATTTCTTCCAGCTCTTCATTGGAATAGAAAACGTCTTGTCCCGCGAAAAGCCTGTTAATTAGGTCGTACAGAGCTTGCATGTGTTCCTTGGTCGGATTGCCCCTCTCCATTCTCGTCACCGTCCCCGAAAAGATAATCGAGCGTGTAGGCCGCGCCGTTGCGCTCTTCCAGCTCAGATTGGATTGCAACCATCTCGCCAAGTCGGAACTGCTGCTTGCCGTTCAGCAAGCGCCATAGCGTCAAGTACTTCATCCCGACTGCGCCCGCCATCTCTGTATTCGACATGCCAGCGCGTACGATTTCGGCCTTCAGATTCTCGTACATCCATCCACCTCCTTATGTGCTCAGTGTGCGCACTTATGTGCTCCAACAATTCCCATTATAGGCAAGAACTTTCAAAATACAATAGGTTTTTCTAAAAATGTTAAAACTTACTTTCAATTATTGAACACTTTAGTGTTTACAGTGAACACCTATAGATTATATAATTATCTCAGCAAACGTGGTAACGCCAACGTTTAGCAGGGAAAGGAGTCGAATTTTGGATGGCATTTACTGACAATTTGCAGGCGCTTATGAGCGCAAAAGGGATATCCCGTCGAAAATTGGCGAAAGAGTGTGGGATAAGCCCCAGCGCGGTGAACTCATGGTTCAACCGCAGCGCCGAGAACATCAGCTTGCAGACGCTGAAGAAGCTGTCGGATTACTTCGGTATAAGCATCGAGGAACTTGTCCACGGCAAGCAACAACGGCGCGAGATAACATTTTCAAGCAGCGCGTACACTGACGCAGAGCTTGACCAGATAAAGCAGTTCGCACACTTTTTGATAAGGCAACGAGAAAGGAATGAATAATGGATGGCATATGCAATGTACCTGCGCAAGTCACGCGCAGACGAGGAACTGGGATACGAGAACACTCTTGAACGACACGAGGAAATGCTGCGCAACCTCGCGGCGCAGACTGGGATACACGTCGATGAATCGCACATCTACAGGGAAATTGTCTCTGGCGAGAGCATCGAAGCCCGCCCGCAGATGCAGAAGCTGCTTAAGGCGGTCGAGATGGGACTATACACTGGCGTCCTGTGCATCGAGCTTGAACGTCTCAGCCGTGGGGACGGGGCCGACCAACAAAGGATACTGAAGGCGTTCCAGTTCTCCGACACGAAGATAATCACCTTGACCAAGACATACGACTTGGCGGGGGACGATTCATTCGACGAGGAGTTCTTCGAGTTCGGACTCTTCATGAGCAGAAGAGAATACAAGATGATAAAAAAGCGCCTGTATCGCGGAAGGATACAAGCGCAAAAAGAAGGATATTTCATCGGGTCGCGCCCGCCTTACGGGTACGACAAGAAGCGAATCGGCAAGGGCTATGTTCTGGTACCAAACGAGAACGCGGAAGTTGTGCGATACATCTTCAGAAGGTACGCGCAACGCGAGACGGCGGCGAACATCCTGCACGACCTGAACAACATGGCTATCCCGACAGTGACCGGCACGAAGTGGACGGCCTACGCGATTCGCGAGGTCATCAAGAACCAGACGTACATCGGGAAGATAAACACCAAGACGGTTCGCTGTGAGAAGTCAATCAAGGACGGGAAGGTCGTTCAAAGGTGGCTGAACAACTACGAACCCGTTGTGGTGGAAGGAAAGCACGAGCCGATAGTCGATGAAGATCTGTTCTGGAAGTGTCAGGAAGTCCGCGACAGCAAGAAGACGAGAATGAGGTCAGACCTGACATTGAAGAACCCGCTGGCATCGATAATGTTCTGCAGCGTGTGCGGCAAGACGATTCGCCGCACACATTATGACTATAAGGGCGAAAGGACTTTCTACTATGGTTGCGTCACGTCACGCTGCGAGACGAAGAACACTTTCACCCATGTTGTCTACGATATGGTAATTGACGAACTCAAGAAGGAATTGGAACGCCAGCAGGTCGTGCTCGCAAGCTACGACACATCGCCAGAGCATGACGCGAGAAGGGACGAACTCGAAATGCTCAGGGCGGAACTTGGCAAGAAGTCGATGATGCTGGAAAGGGCCTGCGAGGCATATGAGACTGGAATCTACGACCGACAGACATATCTGGAGCGCGTGCAGAAAGTCAACGCCGCGAGGGCGGATCTTCAGGCGAGGGTTGAGGAACTTGAAGCGAGCATCGAGGAAAGCGAGGAAAGGCACGAGAAGGCCGTGCCTATTCTGACCAAGGTTGTCGAGGAAATGCACACCTTGGAGCCGAAGGAGCAGAACGACCTGCTCAAGATGATTATCGATAGAATCGAATATGAAAAGACTGAGTCGGGCGCGGCGATAGAGCCCACGCTTCGAATCAGTCTCAAAATATAATCTTTCCACCATCATGAGGGGACGCATTTATGCACCCCTCCATGATTCCAGAGACATAATTAAGGCGGATAGCTCAAGTGCTACCCGCCTTTTTGCTATGCGGTGCGTTTCCACATGTAGACTGCCAAGTATGGCGGCATGTTGTTGTGAGCCTTGCTTCCGCCCGCGTACATAGTCTGCACGTTGCCGCCGAATCCCCTCTTGTCCTGCGCCTGAACGGTCATGAACGGGGTGGCGTTGCCAGATGCGTTGAGGTTGTCAACATCGTGGTTATGCTTCGGCATTTCATCGACGGTCAGCGTGTGCGCTGCTTCGCCGCCCGTGCTCCCAGCCGTGTATGTCTTATCGGCTCCAAGAAGGAAACGCCCGCCGATGCGCTCCCACGTCCCACCGAACAATGCCGCGGGATTCGCGTCGGTCACGCTCAGGTAGATTGCCCCGACCGGGTAGGCTCCCTGAGCCGTCAGCCATGCCGATTCGCCGAGTTGCAGAACGTCCGATTGACTCGGCAGGCAGTTCACGCCGACGCTCGATTTCTGGGTGTCAATGAAGAACGACGGGATGCCCTTTCCAAGCGTGAGGTTGTAGTCGGTCGATTCCAGCCTGTCCGCGATGGTCACGACGAAGTCGTAGGCCGAATCCCTGTCGCACGTCACCGTGGATTGGATGGAATCGGCCAACTCGATTGGCGCTCCGTAGCTCGAATCCGAGACCTTCTTGAACTTCGCGGCGATTGTCACGGCGTTCTTGCCGTTCAGGTACGAGTAGCGCGCGTTCGCGGTGATGTACGTCGTAGGCTCGAAGTTGTTCAGTCGGTGCAGGTCGATGACCGCAGTAGGTGCGCTGTAATCATCGACGGTCACCTGAACCGATTTGCTCGCAGTGAACCCACGGCTGTCCGTTGCCGTGACTGTCAGCGCCTGAGAATACGAGACGTCAACAGCACCGAGCGAGACTGTCCCAGAACTCTTAACTGTCTTTGATACCCCACCGAATGCGACGGTGTAGCTCGCGATGGTCGCGCCCTTCTTTGCTGTCGCGGTGGGCACTTTCACCGCAAGCGTCGAATGGTTCTGGACGATGCGCGACTTATCCCCAGTCACCGCCACCGTTGCCGCGTTGGCGTCCTCATATGAGACCGCCCCAAGCTCGGGCGCTGCATCGACGATGTTCATCTTCCTATCAGCGCGTGAGTAGTACGCCGTGCCGTCGATGGTCGTTTTCAGAACGTATGTGACCTTCAGCGTCTGCGATTTCTTGCTCGCATTGCGCAGGGTCGTGCGCTCCGAATCGGTGAGCTGCATCGTGTACGAGCCGCTTGCCCCGTCTATCGCACCAGCCCTCGTGATGCTGCCGCCCTCGAACTCGATTGAAACGTCGCAAGAGAACGAGGACGGGTTGCTGTAGGTGAGCGTCGGGTCCGTCTCGTCCGTGAAGTCGTTGGCGGTCACGATTGTCGCGTTTCGGGCTATCCTGTCGAGCGTGATGGAGCCTGAAGCCGTGATGCTCCCGACCTTCTTGCCGTCAATCGTGGCGTTGATGTTGAACGTGTCGGTTAGCTTCGCTGTCTTCGTGCCGTCAGCGTCATGCGACACCCTGTGGACGGTCGTGCCGAGAAGAACCGAGCCGCCCTTCTGGTTGATGCTTCCAGAGGTGTGTCCCTGCGAAACACCTCCGACCGAGCAGGTGTTCGTGCGCGAAGCGATGTTCAGCGAGTACGCGGAGCCGATGACGAGCGTGTGTTTGACCGTCACGTCCGAATAATTGCCCGCGGCGTTCTGAACCGCGCTCCAATCCGCCCGCAGCGTGTAACCTCGATATGCGCCTGTGATGCTGCCGCTTGATGCCATTCGATTCCCCCTTCCTATGCCAGCGCGACGAACGCGATGCCAGTGCTTGCGTTCGTCTGAATCGGTACCATCTTCATCAGACCGCCGATAGCGAGCGAGCTGTTGATGTACCCGTTCGCCATGTAGAACACACCGTCGGTAACGCCGTAGGTCGCGTTTCCCTGCGCGTCGTAGCCGACAAGCCCCTGCGAAGCGTTGATTTCGATTCGCGAGCCGTCGTTGGCCCACATGCGAAGCCCGTCCTTGTCGAGCTGTCCCAGCAGCGAGCCGCCCGCCGAGCGAACCTCCATCACGCCGTTGCCGTTTTCGGTACCTCCCAGCTTCAGCGTGCCGCCCTTGATTAAATCGGCCACGAAATTGATGACGTTGATATTCTGCATGTTCATCGTGCCGTCGATGCCCCACGCGCTCTCGAAAGTCCCGGCGATTCCGTTGCGCGAGAAGGCGATGCCGTTGTCGTTAATCATGATGACGTTGTGCGCGTCCTCCTTCGGCAGCGAGTCCAGCACCATGATTTTCGAGCCGTCGTAGATGACGTAGGAAGCACCCATCGACTGCGTGATGCTCTGGGTCACAGTGTCCGCGACCCCTTGAATCGCGTTGTTGACCGTGCTCTGGGCGGCGCTCTGTGCTGACGATTGGAGCGACCCGGCAAGCCCGCTGAGCGTCTTCTGGAAGTTCCCGAACTCGATTTCGGTGTACTTGCCGAGAATGCAGTCGTAGGTGAACCCGATGACGCTTGTCAGGATGTGCACGCCAAGGCGCTCGTCGATGACTTCCACCGTGTCCCCGATGTCGGTCACGCGTTCGAGGTTGGCCTTCAACGTGTAGTTGACCTTCGGCACGCAGTTTGCGTTGACGTAGTCCTGTGCCTGCCTTCTCAGGTCATCGACAAGTGCTTTACGGTATGCCGTCTCGTCGTTGCCGTAATCGTCTTTCTCGATTGAGGATTGCGAGAACGAGACGGTCTTGGTGAACGGTATGTCCCATTTCTGCTCGCTCTCGACGTAGATTGACGCGCTCGGGTCTTGGTCGTTCAGCAGAATGCCGTCCTTGCCGACTGGCAGCAGCTTCGTTACGACGCTGCTCCAATCGTACTTGCACGTGAGCTCCTTCAGGTTCTTGCGGTACCTGACGGTCACGCCGTTGTCTGCCCCGATTGACTGGCGAAGCTCGATGCGGAAATTATCGCGCACCAGATGCCCGCCCCAGCGCTCGATGACCGTCTGGATTGCCTCGTAAAGCGACTTGCGGAACGAGCCAATCGTCTGCACGTCAGACATGACGGCAAACTCGCTCTTCGGCTCCGTCGCTTCGTTCAGGTGGTCGAGCGCCGAGTTTGCCGTCATGTCAACGACGTACGAATCCGCGATGAGGTAGTTCTTGGAATCGTAGAACACATGCCACGCCTTCAGCGAAACCTTGGTGCTCTTCTTGGTAACGTCCGATATGCGGAACGCCTGCGCGCCCTGCGGTGTGTCCGCGACGATTATCTTCCCGCTCGTAAGATGGTCGGCATATTTGGTGCTCGCTTCAAAATCGAGGTAGTAATCGCCGTTGTCCTTCTTCGTGACCTTGGCCTTCGTCGGCAGAACGACGATATCGCCGTTGGTGGTGAAGCTCTTGTCGGTCGCTTCGAAAACCCTAATCATAGATGCACCTCCGTATATGCCAGGGGGGGGGCGCATCGCTGCACCCCCCCCTCATTCTAGCGGCGCGTTGTCTCATGTCGCGCAGTTGGCATGTTGTTTTCGGGCGGTCATGCTCCGCCGATGCGCATGGGCGCTATTTCAACTCGATGCCGTAAATGTCCTTGTATGCGGCCTTCGTAGCGTCCTTGTACTTCTCGGGAACGCTGTCGAAAGTGCGAAGACCCTTATAAATCAGTCGCGCGTAGATGTATCCCATGGTTTAAGCCCCCTCTACGATTCCCGCTACGGCTTCCTGAAGCTCGCTGATTTGCTCGGCGTTGATTTCGTCCTGTCCCTTCACGCGGTTGATGAAATGGGCAACGATGTTCTCGCCGTCAGTCTCGGCCTTCGCGGAGACGGGCACGAGATGCTGCACCGTGGCTCCGTCGAACGTCGCGCCCTTCAGGTTGTCCTCGGTGAACTCTGCGCGGATTGCGTCAAGCTCTGCGAACGTCTTAACGACAGCCATGCAATCGAGCGCGGTGCTCGAATCAGTAAAATCATAAGTCTTGCCATTTGCTAACTTGTAAGTTTTTGCCATTGTTTATCTCCTGTTCTCTGTTGAATATTTACCGCCTGCGTGAACCTAATTCCTGATAGACCTCCCTCACATTCGTCTTTGCCACAGTTCTCGGGGATACGGAATGCTATTTGTCAGCTAGAGCAACGGCGTAGTTGATTCTGATTGCCTTGTTCCATGTACGGTCAAAATTGACGTAAATGGCACCTGTATTGCTAAGGTACGTGCAGCCTTGGACGTGCACCGGGATATTTACGCCGTCTCCACTCATCGCCATCACAACATCTGTATTCTGATTGAAGGCCCTGCCGAACAATCTTATGAACTCATCGCGCGAGAACAAGGCACAGGAGTTGTCAGCGCTGTTCAACACCTTAGTCCCGGTAAACAGCCGTGGCATGTGGGATACGGAATCCAGCACGGTCTCAATCTCCCCAGTCACGGTGGTTGCCGTGGAGTTTGAATTGTTAATTGTGGAGCCCTTCGCGATTGAAGACTTCACCTTGCGCAGCACGCCACCAACGACAACATAATCACCAGCGGTGTACGCCTGCGATGCCGTGGTCGAGGATTCGACCGCAGCGCTCGGAACGATTTGGCGCTGAAGCGAAATGTTGTCTGCGTTGTTGATGGTGAAAGTGCTCGTGGTGCTGTCGGTGTATGTGATTGTGTAGGTATCGACGGCCCCCGTGCTCGCGGTCTTGATAATTTTCGAGATGCCGCGCCCGTCCTTGCCCTTGACGTTGCCAATGACGATTTTAGCCATGTTATCCCTCCTGAATTATATAATAGACATTTCCAGTGCTTCTATCGTATTCGAATCTTGGTGGGGTGCTTGCTGCGTCGCTGTAATATGCGACAAGGTTCCCATCGTTATCTACACCAAGCGAGAAAAGCCCAGATGCAGGCACTGTAATACCTGCATCTCCCTTGTCTCCCTTTGCGCCTGTGTCTCCCTTGTCTCCCTTGAGACCCTGCGGCCCTTGTGGGCCTGTGTCTCCCTTGAGGCCCTGCGGCCCTTGTGGGCCTGTGGCCCCCTTGAGACCCTGCGGCCCTTGTGGGCCTGTGTCTCCCTTGTCTCCCTTCGCGCCGGTAGCCCCGTCATGCCCCTGCCTTGCGACGCTGTAGGATACTGAACCGTCAGAATAGGTGAGCTTAGTCCAAAGGTACTGACCCTGTGGGGCTGACACTACGCTGTTGCTCCACGTCCCCGAGGGTGATGTGGTGTTGCTCGCCCCAGCTTGGTACTGGATGGACGATGTTCTTAGCGGCGCACCAGTCGCGCCCGTCGCGCCTGTTTCGCCCTTCTCGCCCCTGTCTCCCTTCGCGCCGTTGGTTACCGTGAAGCTGCCAGCGGCGCTACCGTCCGAAAAAGTGGCGGTGTAGGTATCTACAAGCCCAGAACTAGCGGTCTTCTCGATTTTTGAGATTCCGCGCCCGTCCTCACCCTTGTCTCCCTTTACGTTTCCAACTAGAATTTTAGCCACAGAATACCTCCCCACCTAGATTATGTAGTATACGTTTCCGCTCTCGCGGTCATATTCGAACTTGGGTGCTTCGCCCGTGCCTGCATCATTATAGCTTGCGATTAGATTTCCGTCAGAATCGACGCCAAGGTTGAAAAGTCCAGAAACGGGCACCGAGATTGCGCTTCCGGTGTCTCCCTTCTCGCCCTTCTCGCCGTCGCGCCCGTTCTTGACGTAGAAACTGCTCTCCGCCCCGTCCGTCATCTTGACGGTGTACGTATCTACAAGGCCGTCCGAAGCGGTCTTGTAGATTGACTCGATGCTCGCTCCAGCTTCTCCTTTGAGGAGCATCACCTTGACTGTCTCGTCTATCTTCGCCATTTCATCACCCCCCTAGAAAGTAACGTCCTGCATTATCTCGATAACGCCGCGCATGACCGTGAAGACATCGCCGTTGCATCCGATTTCGAAGTCGTAGAAGTACTTCCCGGGTTTCGCGTTTGCCGTGTCGCTCGGCGCGACCCGCACAACGTAAGAACCCTGACCGACCTTGGAAACGCCGTCCGAAAGAGACTTCTTGAAGAGGAATCGGTTGTCGCTGCGGTTGGATTTGCAGGTGAAGTAGGCCCGCTCCAAATCCTGCCCGAAAGGCGCTCCCTCTTCGTCGCAGACCTGCAAGCCGAACGAGAGCGTGTCACCGCGAACCATGCGGATGTACTTGTCCTCCATCGCGAAATTAGTTCGCATCATAACCACCTCGAAAAATCTTCTACCCTGATTCCGGTAACGTCACCGCGCCATGATATGACGTTCTCCCCGACGTTCAGGCGCAAGTCGGCGTAATCGCCCGTGACGTGTCGGTTCATCAGGGCATCACCATGATACGCGTTCATTTCCTCGGCATCTATCGTGATGTATCCGTCATCGATTGAGAACGACAGCACGGTAACCGCGTTGATTGCAAGCTCGACGTTGCCGCTGCCGTACACCGTGACGGTCGGCCTTGACACGACGTTCCCGCGATTCGTCAGCGAAATCTCGCTGAAGCTGTTGCTCGCCATTGTGACGCTCAACGTGAAGTCTACAGAAGTCCCGGCCCTAATGTCGAGCCAGAGCGCGTCATACTCGGCGTTCGAGTCAGCCGTTGCGGTCATGGTCGAATCGCCGTTGCTCTTCAGCTCCATGTACGAGCCGCCGAAAGACTTGGACGGTGAGCCGTCGATGAGCCTTAGCGCGCACCCAGCGGCGCTGCCGCTAGCCGAAGCGGTGAGTGTGTAGCTGCCAGAGAGCAGCATGCTCTCGACTGGAACCTCAATATCGACATCGCTCGTCGCATTTCCGGCTACCCTGATGCTTCCGTCGCTCGAAGTGGCTGTGATGCCGAACTTGCTAGCCGTCGAATCCTCGATGTGCAGGAACTGGTTCACGATGTCGAAAGTCCTGTCTACCGCGTCGTGCTTGAAGGGCTGCACGTGCATCTTGACCTTCGCCGTGCGGAACCTCACCAGCCGCTCGAAGTCGATTTGGTCGAGAATCTGGTAGCGGTAGTACTTGTCAGGCTCGTTGCCGAAGACGACCTCGCCCTCAGAATCGAAGAAGGAGATTGCATCGTCGATGTCGAAGTCACCGTGAAGGCCGATGCTCAGCTGCTTGTCGTAGGCGGAATAGCCCAGCTTCGTGACTACATCCCCGTCGCGTCCGTCGATTGTCTCAATGGACGTGCGCATTTTCGGCTTGCTGATTGGCGGAAGGGACTGGATTATCAGCCCCTTGACGCTCGTGCTCTTCTCGCCGTTCAGCTCGACGTAGTTAATCATATGAAACACCTCCTATGCGTAAATCGCGTTCGTGACCGTGCGCTCCACGAACTTGCCTGCAACCTCATCGTCGAGCACGATGTGTACGCGTCCGAGGGCTTCGATGACAGCGTCAACGACGCTGGAATTGACGACCGTCCCGGCTGCGGAATAGCCGCCGTATGCAACCTGCTGGTCGCTCACGAACGCCGATGGGTAGGGCATGGCGTCCTGCATCTGGCCGACAACACTTCCCATCTCGTCGGTGAAGCCCTCGCCGATGCCTTGGGCGATGTACTTGCCGACTTGGTCGCGGAACAGGCGCGAAGGCGAGTGGATGCCGAGGGCGTCCTTCATGCCGTCGAGGATGCCGGACGCGAAGCTCTTCACCTGGCCGGCCAGCCATCCAGCGGCACCGCTGATGCCGTTCCAGATGCCGCGCACAATGTCACCGCCGATGCTGAGAACGCGACCCGGCAGCGAGGCCAACCCGTTGACCACCGCGTTGAACATGCTCCTTGCGCCCGCTGCGCCCTTGCTCGCCATCTGCCCGGCCCACGAGCCGAGGTTCGAGATGACGTTGCCCAAGAAGTTTGCGATGCGCCCGGGCAGCTGCGAGACGAAGTTGATTGCGTTGCTCAGGAACTGCGAGCCAGCACGTGAAGCGTTGGATGCCATGTTCGATGCCCAGCCGACGACGTTGGAAATGACGTTGCTCAGGAAGCTCGCGACGTTCGCGGGAAGGTTCTGGATGAAGTTGATGGCGTTCTCCACGAACTGCGAGCCAGCCGAAGCGGCGTTGCTCGCCATATCGGTAACCCACGAGATGACGTTGCCGATGACAGTCCCCAGCAGGTAGCCGATGTTATACGGAAGATTCTGTACGAAGTTGATGACGTTGCCGACGAACTGCGAACCGGCGCTCGCGGCGTTCGATGCCATGTCCGAAACCCATCCGGTAACCGTTGCGATGACGTTGTTCAGCCAGTCGGCGAACATCTGCGGCAGCTGCGAGATTGTTGTGCCGAGGTTAGAGAAGAAGTCCCCGATTGCCTGAACCGCATCGCCGATGAAGTCCTTGATGCCATTCCACACGTTCATGACCGCGTCTCGGAAACCCTCGTTGGTGTTCCAGAGCACGACTATCGCGGCGATAAGCCCTGCGACAAGCCCGACCACAAGCCCGATTGGGGACGAGAGCTGCGCTGCGTTGAGAAGCTTCTGCGCCACTGTCATTCCCTCGGTCGCGGCCTTCCAGCTTCTGAACGCGCTAACCAGCGCTTCGACCTTCTGCGCGACCATGATGCCGCCCAACGCTGCGGAGATTCCCGCCAGCAGCGGAGCTATCGTCGGAAGGTTGTCCTTCAGCCACGAGATGCCCTTCTTGATTGGCGGGATGACCTTGGAGACGCCGTCGCTGATTGAGTTGATGAAGCCCGTGACGTTCTCGGAGCCGATTGCATCGTAAATTTGCATGAGACCGTCAGTGACAGCCGCCTGCATGTTTCCCACCGCGCCCTCGAAAGTTGACGTGGAGGTAGCGGCCTGCTGTGCGGCGTCGGTGAAGCCCAAATCCATGATTGCCTGATTGAACTCGTCGGCTGTGATTTGTCCCTTCTCCATAGCGTCACGGAAGTTGCCCGTGTATGCGCCGTTCTTCTGCAACGCTTCTTGCAGCTTGCCGGAAGCGCCGGGAATCGCGTCCGCGAGCTGGTTCCAGTTCTCCGTCGTGAGCTTGCCGGCGCCCGCCGTCTGCGTGAGAACCATCGCCACGCTTTTGAACGTGTCGGCGTTGCCGCCAGCGACGGCGTTCAAATTGCCTGCGGCCTGCGTCAGACCCGTGTAGTCCTGAATGCCGTTTGCCGCCAACTGCGCGGTCGTGTTGGCAACCGTGTCGAGGTCGTACACCGTCTGGTCGGCGTACGTCTTCATATCGTCCTTTGCTTTGGAGATTGCCGAATCGTCGTAGCCAGCAAAGCTCATGGTTGACTCGAACTTCTTGAGCGAGTCCGAGCCGTTGATGGCTTCGCCCACGAGATTCTGTATGCCGCTGATTGCGGATTGAATCACGTTGCCAGCGAGGTTGGCAAGGGCGCCCTTCAGGACGGTGAACCCGCCCTCTGCGTTCCGCGCCTTCTCCCCGGCTTCCTCGACCGATTCGCCGAGCTTGCCGCTTGAAGTTGCGGACTTGCCCATCTGCGATTCGAGGTCTTTGATTTCACTCGCGGTCTTGTTTATGTCCGCCTGCGCGTTGTTCATCTGCGTGCGCATACGCGACATTGAGCGCTCGTTCTGGTCGTTCGCCGTGGTCGATTTATCGACCTGCTCTTTCAGCTTCTCGACCACTTCCGCCTGCTGCTTGTACTCGGGCGAGGTCGTTCCTAGCTCGCGCCCGATACGTTCAAGCTCGGACTTCTCGCGGTTGTACGAAGCGACCAGCTGCTCGTGCTTCTCCTTGTTTTGCTGGTACTCGCCGCCCATCTTCTCATACTGCTCGCGCAGCGTGGAAAGCTTCGCCTTCTGCTCTTCGAGTCGATGGGTCAGCGCCGTCTGCTTCGCGGTCAGCGCTTCGATGCTCGTGTCGTTCTTGTCGTACTGCGAGGACACGAGCTTCAGCTCGGATGAAACCTCCTTGAGGTTCTGCGTGATGTTGCGCAGCGCGGCGCGGTACGCGCTCTCGCCTTGCAGCTTGACCGCGCCACCGAAACTTGCCATATAACCACCCCCTAGTTAAAACCATTCCTCGTCGCTCATGGACTGCGCTTCGAGCTTGGCATACGTCGACCCGCTCGCCCTCATCTGCGTCTCGATGTCGAACGTGTCCTTGTACGCTTGGTAAAGCGCCCGAAACCGTCTGAGCGTCAGTCTCCCGACTTCCCTGTCGGACGAAAGCCCCAAGCGCGTCCGCCCGATGAAGTAGTACCACGCGAAGTTAATGGTCGGGTCATAATCGAAAATCACGTCTTCGTCGTGGACTATGCGTTTTTTGAATCATCTGCTGCGGAATCGACCACCGTCTGCTGCACCTTGCTCGTCACGGATTCAAGGCCGACAGCCGTTAGGATGCGGGCCACCTTGCGATGCGTGAGCGGCTTCTCGTCGGTGCCGTCCTCGTCGTTGGCGATTTCGATGCCCTCGTTAATCATCTGCGTGGCTCCGAAAACGAGCGCCTTGATGTTAGGCTCACCATCTTCAGGCTCCACGAGCTTGCCCCATGCCTCGATGCTGCCGTACTCGTCCTGAATTGCCTCCATGACGTTGAGGTCGAAAGCGAGCTTGTACGTCTTGTCTTTGTACTCGATTACCTGCAACTTGCTTTTCATGTAGTTCCTTCCTCCTTAAAACAATGGGCCACGGCGATTGCCATGACCCATTATCGCACATCCTTTAGGCCGCGCCGTTAGACGCTGGCCGCCTTGAGCTTGTCCTTGACCCAGGTGACGGCGGCTTCCTTGGTGTCGAACGTCTGCGCAGCAGACCAGTTGCCGTTCGCAAGGCTCGCCGCAGACCCCTCGATTTCGGGCGTCTTGAAGTCGACCTTCTCGCCCTTCGTCTGGTCTTCCTGCGACGGCTCCGAGAACTTGACCTTGTACAGGAACTCGCCCTTGTACTTCAGAGCGCCGTTGACCATCTTGGTGATGACGCGACCGAGGCCGATGTACGGTGCGACGTCGTTGGCGTTGCGCACCATCTCGCCCTTGCCTTCCGAGGCGTCATTGACGGTGTGACCGAGGATGGGCGCGAAAATCGTGTCATCATCGTCGGAGACACCGAGCGTCACGGACGCGCTGTTGAAGCTCTTGTCGGATTCGGCAAGAGCGTCCTCTGCGTAGAGCGTCGCGTCGTTGTTGGTCACGGAGACCTTGCAGGACACCGCCTTGCCGAAGGTCTTCGCGCCATCATAGGTCGGTGCTCCGTCCTCGGCTTCAGTGAGCTTCGCCCACCAGATGTTAGTAAGGCCGATTTTTGCCATCTAAATCCCTCTTTCCTTTGCGAAACTGAGCGTCACGTGGAAGTATCCCGTGTCGCTCTCGTACATGTCCCCCGAAGAGCGGGACAATTGCCAAGTCCAACCCGCATCTTCGAGAGCCTTCTTGACTGCTTCTACGAGTGCAGTGTGGTTGCCCTTACTGTACACGTCGAAGTCGTAGTATGTCACGTACCCCAGCAACGAATCGTCTCCAGCATAAGAGCTATCGTCGTACTCTCGGCTGAAAATGACGTAAGGCTCGCCGTGTCCCTCGTAGGCCATGAACCGCACGGGAACCTCTTTGCCGTTGACGGTGAAGCCGTCGAAAATCTTGACTATTTCGTCGTTCATCGGCTCACCCCTTCGGCAGGTACTTGTCCTGCACCTTTTTCATGGCCGATTCGATTTCGCTGCTCACGAAGCTGCGACGCATGAAAGGGTGCCGAGGATACGGCGAATTGCTGCGCCCGTATTCGAAAAGGTTGCACACCAAAGGCGCTGGCGTTCTCGTCCCGTCCTCGTTATAAAAGTATCCGTAGAACGCGACCTTGGTGGCAACGCCGTCATCGGATGGAGTCTTGTACGAGCGGGTCAGCTTCAGGCACTTCATGATGCCCGACTTCATGAAGCTCGACGGGACGTTGGCCTTGACGTTCGCCAAGACCTTCTTCGCCCCCTCGCGCGTCATCTCCTTGAGCATCGTGTCGGTGTTCTTGTCAAGGAACTCGAACTGCTCCATAAGCTCGGTCGGGAGCTGTTCGTCAAATGCCGCCATCAGTGCGTCACCTCCGCTCCTTGTATCTCAAGCTCTACGTTGGCGTAGTTGATGTTATTGAGATATTGAATCTCGTATCGCCTTCCGCCGAACAGAACGACCATATCGCGGTCAATTCTCGTTTCAGGCGGGTAGCGAATCGTGAAGTTGGTCGTTGCCGCTTCGAAGCTCGTGCCGCTCTTGATGAGCGTGTAGCCTCTCGTCGTTCTCACGCTCGCGTAGGCTTCCAGCACAGGCTCGTCAATCGTGGTTGGGAACCCCTCCGCGTCGTGCGATACCTTCGGCTTGACGATTTGGATGAGGTGCTTGTACTTCCCAGCGTTAATCATCTTGCATCACCGAAGGGAGAAGGTTGACGGAGTGCATGTCGAGGATGCTCTGCACCGCCAAGTTGACGTTGGACGAATCGACGTACAGGGCGCGGTTGTCGTACATGTCCTGTGACAGCACGAACAAGGCGATAACGAGGTCGCTGGATTCGTCCAGCTGCTCCATCGTAAGCCCCGTGTACTTGCACATGTACGCGGTTGCCGCGCCGATAATCGTCTTTAGGAACCCTTCCTCGGAAGGTGTCACCTCGCCGACCCGCAGATATTCCGCAAGGTCGGTCGAAGTGACCTCCGAGACTTTCGCAATCTGGTTCATGTCGTTTCCCCCTTACTCTTGGGGATTCGGCTCCCCAGATTTCTTGACGCTCCTGCCGCGCTTGGGCTTGACCTCTTCGATGTAGCCAGCCTTCAGCAGGTCTGCCACCAGCTCGGCGTTGTCAATCTCGCGCGTCTCGCCCTCGTGCATCGAGATTGCTCCGCTGAAGGACTTCAGCGCCTTATGCACTGGCCATCACCAGCTTGGCGAGCTTCTGCTCGTTCTGCACCTTGGAATCGAACTCGAACCAAGCGACAACGCCAGTGGCGTGCTCGTCTGCGTACTTCTCGCGAAGAACCTGCGTCGTGATGTTCTCCGAGAACTTAGTGGCAAGGCCAGTCATATCGCCGTAGTAGATTGCGGTAGCGTCAGCCTTGATTTCGGGCATGTTGTCGGAAACGTACACGGGCTTGCCGAGCAGCGTGGAACCGAACGGGGACGTGATATCGTCCTGAAGCAGGTAGTGGCCATCGGAACCCTTCAGCAGTCGGAGCGCCGTGCGGGTCGCAGTGGACATAATCCAAATCGCGTTGGATTGGTAAACGTCCTTGATGCTGTCCTTCAGCTTCACAACCTCGTCGGAGGTGATAGCGTTAGCAGCCGCTGCGGTCACCTTGTTCTGCATGGTGGAAAGGCCGGTCACCTTGTCGCTCGTGCCGATAAGCAGCTCGTGCTCGATGAAACGCGCGATATCCTCGGCCATCTGGTTGACCACGAAGGAAACGATGTCGAACTGGCTGTTGTTGATAAGCGAGTTGCTAATCTTGGAAAGCGCACCGGCGAGGAAGCCGTCAAGCTCGATGTTCTTGAACTTGCCGTTGCTGGAAGTCAGCGGCTTGAACTCCTCGGCGTAAGCAACGGTGATGCCGCCGTCCGTGGTGTCGTAGTACGGAATCTGGAGCTTGCCCTTGACGTTGTACTTCTGCGACTTCTCAAGAATCGGAGAGATGTCGTAAACCTTCTTGATAATCTGCTGGGCAATTGTGGTCGGGATGACCGAACCGTTGTCGGTCTTGGTCAGCTCGCCAGCACGCTCGTGAACGATGCGGCCACGGATGTAGTTCTCGAAGGCGCGGCGCTCCTGCTGCTCCTGAGTCGGCTTCGGCTCGCCGCCAGCGGGCGCAGGCTCCTGCTTCGGCTGCTTGTCCTTGGAATCGTCAAGCTCGTCGCTAATCTTGAGCGCTTCCTTGATGCGCTTCACATCGTCGCGAATCTCTGCAAGCTCTGCGGCCTCGTCCTCGGTAAGCGCGCGCTTGTTCACCTCGGCGTCGGCGAGAATCTTCTCGGCCTTCTCAATCTTGTCGTTCTTCAGCTCCATGAGGTTCTTGTAGCTCAGGGAGCGGGTGTGGAAAATCTTCGGCATGTTAGCCCTCCTTCATCTCGGCAATCATTGCCTTGTACTTGTCGTAATTGATTTCCTGCTGCGGTTCTTGCTGCGGTTCCTGCTGCTGTCCGTCATCCCGCGTCTCGGGCGGTTCGGCATCCCCGTCGAAGGATTCCGACAGAAACATGTCGTTCTCGGAATCCTCGCTGCGTGCCATGATGAGCGTGCCGTCGTAGGCTGGCACCTTGGAGCAGTCGAGGATGGAAACCTCTTCGAGGTCGAGGTCGTTCACCTCGCGGGTGAGCATGCCGTTCTCGACGCCGTTCTTCACGTCTCGGTCGTAGTAACCGAAAGACCAGCCCACCAAATCACCGCGCCTCGCCGTCTCCATGACTTCCTTGTCGGAAATGGTGCATTTGGCGCGAAGCCCGATGTTGTCCTCGGTCAGCTCGAGGTTGCCCTTCTTGGTGCTGCCGAGGTCGCGCTGCCAGTCGTGGTTGAGCAGCACGTGAACATCGTCGTTGCGCTTCAGGGAACGCGCGAACGCGCCCTTCTTGATTCGCTCGATGAACGTGCCCATGCGCGAAGGCAGCGGCTTGCTGTTTCGCTCGACGGCGTTGACGTAGCCCTCGATTTCAACGCTGTCCTCACGGATGTTAATCTGCATTTGCTTCACCCCCTTGCGCCTGAATTGCGCCACCAGAATCCGAAATGCCAGCCGCCTTCGTGGAGTCCGTGTTCGGGGTGTACGTCTCTCCCGTGGCGGTGTCGAAGAGAACGGAGCCGAGTCCGAGGTCGATGATGTCAAGCCCCTGAACCTCGTTCATGTTCTCGTTGCGGCGCATTTCGTTGATTGTCATTATGCCACATTCTTTTGCAAGCTGGTACGTCTCATAACGCTCCTTGAAGCTCGCCTTGATGATTTCACGGCTGTCGAATGCGAAGAAGTAATTTCGCTTCTCGCGCTCAAGAAGAAGGTCGCGGTTTAGCGCCGTCTCGAAAGCCCGCACGATGGGGTAGATTGCGAACTTCCACGTCTCCTCAAAGTTGTCCTTGATGTGGAAGATGCCGTTAATCTCGTCCGCCATCGTCCGCTTGTTCTCGTTGAGCTGCATCTCGGTTGAAGTGCTCGACGCTTCCTGAAACTCAATGCCGTTGTTGAGCACCACGACGTTCTCTTCGGAGTTGCCGTAAAGGTTCGACCATGCGCTCTTGAGCGCGTCGATTTCCTCTTGGCCAAGCTTGCGCTGGCTCTTCAGGAAGCCGCGCTTGCTTCCGCCCGCCTTCACCAACCCAAGCTGGTACATGAGCGTCTGGTATCCAGTCTCAAGGGCCTTCGCGACCTCGACCGTAAGGCCGACGCCGCTCGCGCCGTCCTTCGTGTTGCGAAGAATCTTGATGAACTCGAAGGGCTTGTACGTCCCGTCACCGACGATGATGTCGTACGACTTGTAAATCGGGTCGCTGTTGATGTTGATGCTCACCGCGTCGCACTTCACGTAGTACAGACCCGTCACGTCGTTTCGGCCGCGCTCGATGTAGCAATAGCCGCCCTTGCCCATCAAGTAATCTTCGACCATCGCCTTCTTGAGCTGGAAACCGTCTAGCGTGTCCCCAGTGTCCCCGTTGAGCATCTTCGTTCGCGGGTCGTTCTCCACCTCTTCGACCACACCCTTCTTGGTGCGGTACAGGCGCACCGGCATGCACGCCACGGCGCTCGTGATGAAGTCAACCGCGCCGGATACTGCGGGCAGCATCATCGCCTTGTCGCGGTCGATTGGCTCGTTTGCGAGCAATGCACGCAAGAGCACGTCGTTCACCGTGCCGTCATTGCCGATGACGTTCTCAGCGGAGCGCTTGCGTTCCCATCTATCGCTGAACCATCCCATAGAATCACCCCTTTAGATGACCTGAACCGTGAAGTCAGGCATTTGATTGAATACGACGTCCTGCTGAAGCAAGTATACGGCGTTGATAAGCGAAACCACCATATCGACCTTGCCTTTGCTCTTCTTCTTATGGACGTACATGTTTTTATTCGTGTCGTATGAGCAGCGGGCATTCTGGAAGTTGATTTCGAGCAGTTTGTTGTCGGTGTACTCGAACTCGCCGCAAAGAATCTTCTCCCTCAGAAGTTTCGTCGGCGGGTGGAGCACGCTGGAATGCTGCCTGATTTCTACGGTGTTGTATCCCGCGCCCTCTAGCTTCTGCGCCGTGCTGAGAGCGTTCCATCGGTCGTAGCCGATTGCCTGCACCTGCACGCCGTACTTTTCCTCGATGCCGAGAATGAAGTCCTCGACAACATTGTAGTCGATAACCCTGTCACCGCAGGCAATGCACTTGCCAGCTCTGACGAACTCGTTGTAGTCAATCTTCTCGTAGGCGTTCTTCTCGGGGATGCGTCCCTCTGGCACGAACGCGAAAACATCGGCGAGGATGTTTCCGTCATCGTCTGCCGCCACCATAGCAACCGCCGTGTTGTCGTTCGTCTCCGACAAGTCCAAGCCTAGATACACCACGCGGCCCTTCCAGTCTATGTTCGCGACCTTGCAAGCCTGCACGTCCGCGACGTCGATGAAAGTCTCCGTTCCCTGTCCCTGATAGATGATGTTGCAGTGCTTGGTCAAGAAGTTCTCGCGTGCCGATTCGACCGCGATAGCGTAGGCTCGCTTCTTCTTCAGGACTTCCCAAATCTCGGGTATCTCCAAACTCACGGGGTTGGCGTGGCGCATCACCAAATCGTCGGTCATCCAATCCTTGGGTTCGTCTGGCTCGTAGAGCAGAGCGAACAGCGTATCGTCTTCTACAATGCCGTCCAGCACCTTCTTTGCGTATGCCACCTCGTCCTCGAAAGGATTGTCTATCGTCGGGTACTTGGTGCTAATGATGAACCCCAACTTGTTGAGGATGTTGAGCTGTCCAGACTTCATCGCCTCGACCGCGTAGCTCGTGGGAAGAGCGCCGACCTCGTCCGCGCAGAAGGCGCTTGGGAGTCGGCCATCCATGCGCGAGGTCGAATAGCTGAGTGGCACGTACGTCGAACTCTTCAGCAGGAACGTGATGGACGGTTTCAGAATCTTGAAACGCTTGTTTCCCTTGTACTCGTAGACCTTCGGTGACGAGCGCAGCGTCTGCGAGATTGCTTCGCGAATCTGCCTAGACAACGCCCCATCTGGCGCAACAGAGAAGAACTCCGAGAAACGTGGCTCGGTCATCATGAGGATGATGAAGATGGTTGCCACCACGTACGTCTTGAAGTTCTTACGGGCGATTTCCAGCAGCCCGATTTCGTAGCGCCGCTTCTCGGGGTTGTCGCGGTAGACGGTGCAGAGGACGGCGATGTAGAGCAGCCATTG